TACTCTGGGAACTGGGCGCATACATCGCCTAGGCTCATGATATACTTTTTAGCATATGCCACACAGCGTCCGTAGCGGTCAAAGTCTGGGTAAGCCCCAACTGGGTTTTCTACGCGAATACGTGGCAACTTGCTTTCTTCATCCAGTTCAATTAAGAAGGGGATGAAACCATATGTGATGTACCAGTCAGCACCTGAGTACATCTGTACTGANAGGTCTGAGTGCTGGAAGTAGTTTGATGCAATACGTGTACGCTTATCAGCGAAGTTACGTGCTCTGTCATTAACAGAGTTTGCAGCAGAACAGTTGATTGCTGGAAGTGGAGCCATGACCTCAGAAAGGTCACGTGCTACCACGTCGATAAAGTTGGCTACTACGTTGGTATCAACGCCGTCTGGNAAGAAGTCAGGATATACTTCTGTAATCTTACCCTTACGGACTGCAAGTACGTCGAGGTTACGAGCATCTCTTGCACTGTGACGTAGACGCAAGGAATCAACCTTTTGTATTACGCCTTCCATTGATAATGCCATTGTTATCCTATCCGTAGTTTTGATTCCACTGTTCTGAGTAGGCATCATCTAAGTTGATTGAGCCTCGACTTGAACGTTGGGACCTNGTGGCCCACCTGTTCTGCTGGTACTTTACTCCCAGTCCTGACTGTTGCATCATCTCGCGTATGCGAATAATTGCAAACCAAAGCGCCATAACGCAGTCAGTTGGGTTTCGTGTATCAGGCTTCCAGGTGATAAGTTGCTGCACCAAGGTCTTTAAGCCTTCTGAACCTTCGTTAGAAGGTAATTCAATTAAGTTGTTATCTTGGAAACGGTCATTGACGATAGTTCCAAAGAGGCTTGCCATAGAAGCAACACCGAAGTTATTNTCCCACTTGTTCTTGCTAGTGTAGTGGGGCTTTAANTGGACGCCATGGACGGTACAGAAATTGTTCAGTACATCGTCCAGTACATAGGCCTTCTGGTGTGCGTTAATCTCAATACGTAGTTCNTGTGGCTTATACTTGATAATCCATTCCTCGAGTAAGTCTTGAATCTTACGAGGAGTTGGTTCAGTCATGTTAATACAGTCAAGGATGTAGATACGTCCATCAGCCTTATTGTATGTACACACTACAGCAGCCGTAGCACCTGCCATAGCAGGGTCAAGGCCGATAATAGTATAAGCACCTTCGATATGCCTTGGGTGTCCAGGGGTATCTAGTTTGAGCGGTCCACGCTTTCGCATTCCGTTGACGGAACCTGCGACTGCGGTTGGACTAAAGATTGAGTCTGACTCGACATCTTCTTGTTGGTAGACCATAGCCCATACAGACGGAGCGACCTCAGAGCGACGCTTAAAGAGAGAAGGTCCGTCCCACTTCGGGTAGAGCCCGTTCTCGAGTACGTCATCTAAATCATTCTCCTGTTGGTCTGTTGCTGGCCACAGGGTTTCCCACTTCTTAGGGTCTTCATCAAACTGTAGCACTGCTGGCATAGCACAATAGGTAAAGGGGGTCTTGCCGCCAGTCCATTGGTCGCCAGAGCGAATCATCTTATATAGGTCAATTGAAGCAACGCGAGTTCCTACAATAACCAANTTACCATGTCTACCTAGACGAGTGATAACTTCCTTCTGCAGCCATTCAATCTGCTTTTCCCACTCATGGGCGTTAGAACCCATCACTACGTCGTCAAGGATAATCAGGTCGGCACGTGCTCCGTAAATCTGAGACCCAAAGCCTAGGGCTTGAACAGTTGGGTCCTTCTCTCCAGAGTCTCGACCTGTTCCCAGGTAAATCATGTCGGCAGACCATTGTGTAGCATCTGCCTTGTAGCCACCATTCGGGCCGAAGGCCGTCTGTAGTTTCATGTAGGCTGGGTGTGAAAGGCGNGTTTTAATAGCGCCTAGGAACTTACGAGCCATACCCTGAGTCTTTGAAACAATGATGACTCGAGAGTTGGGGTTCTGTACAATTTTACATACTACGTAGTTGGTAGTAATCGTTGTCGACTTGGCGTGCTCAGGTGGCACGTTAATCAAGACACGGTTGGGGTCTCCTGGCTCATAAGTCATGCCAGCAGGTTGCCATCTTGGCTCGCGGCCTTCGATTAGGTCTACCCAGTTAAGTTGGTGATTAAAAAGTTTAGAGTCTAGGAACTGCTCNGAGAACTCAGGGAAGGGAAGGTCCTTAAGTTCTGCTAGGTCAGCGATGATACCTTTACCAGCAAGGCGGGCTTTATCAGCCTTTTCTTTGAAGTCGGCGTCAGCCATAGACCATTGACGAAATGCNGTATCTTGTCTACCNACAGCNGCCATAGCGGCAGTTACAGTAGAGCCTTGAGCCAGTAGGGCTAGTACTTTAGCCTGTGCCTCATCCTTAGGGATGTCNTGCTTTCCTGCTTTGCGTCCCATTGTTGTCCCATCATTAGTAGCGGATACCAGATTCGAACTGGTGACCTTCGGGTTATGAGCCCGTCGCGCTCCCACTGCGCCAATCCGCATCGTTTGTTATAAGCATACCCCCAAGGACTCGAACCTTGACTAACGGTGTTGGAGACCGTTGTGCTGCCATTGCACTAGAGGCATAAATTTGGGCCAGAGCAACTTAATCTAATTGCTAGCGTCCTGGTAATATCTGGCTGTTCCCATAGGGCGGTCCCTAAACCACCGAAGCAGTTGGAGTGGTTACCTTAGTACACCTCATAGGATTCGAACCTATACTGACCAGTTCCTAAAACTGGCGCCTCTACCATTGGGCTAGAGATGCAAAAAGCCCACCCAGTTCCTGAGAACGAGTGGGAGTTATATGTCCCTACTAAACGCCTATTTAACGGTTGGTATCATGGGCAGTATTCCCCCAATGTATAATGATTTAATTGAATAATTATATACTATAGGAGGAGCGGAGTCTTAAACGGAGCGACTCCGTATAAGTTTATCTTATACTATAGATAACCCGTTCAAACGGGTATATTCCGAGTAAAGAGAAAATAAATATTTATATATAGTCATATGCTACGCATAGCATGTGACGTACATCACACTCCTGAGGGAGTACTTAAGTACGAGTGAGGGGGGATATTAAATATAACAGAAAATAATTAAGTGACTATATAATAGTAAAAGACAGTAAAACAATACACCGTAGGGTCTAACTGCTGTGTTATCAAGTCATGTCTGACTTATTATTAGATAAAGGGTTAATTGTTAGGGGGTAACTATCCCCCTGACGGGTTTAGTAATAATTCCCCCCCATGAATAAATAAATTACATGAGCCAACTACCACCGCGACTTATACCATGACCCAACCCGCAACCCTTACCAATTCCCCCGCGTGTCCTCTCACGCTCACCTCTCACGCTCACGCTCAACCCTTCCACCCCCCGCCCGTCTCATAGGGTGAGACTGCCCGCCGTATAATACGGCGAAAGATTTATCCCAAAACTTCCCCTTATGAGTTGCGCTTTACCCCCTTGCGGGTGTTTAATTCTCTTATGGCCACAAGGTCACCCAAACAAAGGACAAGAACATGGCAAAGAACGACACAACACCAACAGCAACAACATCAGTAAACTCATCTATCGTCACCGCATACCAAGACATAACAGCGCAAACGCTAGACCTAAACGGCGCGGGCTTAGATTTCTTGGTACTCGTTGGCAAACTGATGGACTCAAACAAGGTAAGCGGGCGCGAGTTTCGCGCGAGTATCGAACAGGCGGGAATTAACCCTCTCGTAAGCGTTAAGCCTTCACACGCTGAGGTTATCCAAACCGCGTGCATAATCTTGGGAACTGTCGGGCGTGAAGGCGTAACCGTTGCGAAATTGCTAAGCCTTGCCACACGCGTAAAGCGTTCAGGGGTAGAGGTTGAGTCTGGCGATACTTTCGAATCACTAGACGATAAGACCCCAAGCATTAAGGAGATTTCAGACAGCAAGAAGGAGACAGCGCAAGAAGGCGAAGGCGTAACCGTTGCCCTTCCCGCCCTTGATGCGTTGCTACTTAATTTTGTGAGTGACCTGAAGAAGATTACTAAGAAGGATTTACAGGGCTTGGAGTTTGGAGACATCTCAACCCCCGCCCTTCATGAGTTGAAGGTCATCATGGGGCAACTCGCACAGAATAAGAAGGCTCACGCCAAGAAGTAAGCATAAGAAGATAGCCTCACCCGAAAGGGTGGGGTTATTTTTTTGCCCAAAAAATCCGACACAAACCAACACAAACTGATGAGCGCGAGCGACTTAAGCGACCGACATTGGAATGGGGCTTGCTATTGACTCGCTGGGCTTGAAATGGTAGGCTTTAGCCATAATCAAACAGAAGCCATGACATGAAGCAGTTGCCGTATAATACGGCATGAAGCCTCAGCATTGACTTACTNGGGAGATTAGGCTATAGTTAAGGTATTAAGTGAATGAAAGAGCCAAGCCTTGAATTTGGGCAAGGCTTTGGCTGGTGGCTCACTCTGGTGATTGTGGATGCAAGTTCGATTCTTGCAGTGAGCGCGTGTCGTATAATACGGCAAGATTCACCCAACGAAAGGTAAGTAAATGGAACTGTTCAACCTAGAAGTAAGCAAGTGGAGTATCAACATCGAGACCTATTTCGGTGATGTGTACCTAATGCACCGAGCATGGATTACTGTTCTTGCTGTTGTTGTAGTCCTTCGAGTTGCTAAGTTAATCCGCAAGGCGGTACGATAATGCTAAGCGCAGACGATTTAGTAGCCTCGTACGCCGACACAAACTTGCAGTGGGAATCCGTGATGACCCGCGAGTTAGCCGAGGAAATCTTAGGGCGTACGCTTACGCTTGAAGATTGGCAAATCATTATTGACGCGTTGGACGATACCGTCTACGANACTATGATGACCTTTGTATGATAAATGTCAATTTCACCGAGGCTCAGGCCTCTATGGTTAGGCAAGCACTTAGAGCCGAGCATGACCGCATGGTTAAGCAAGGTTACGCAGGGCTGGCAAAAGTAGTAGATGAAGCACGTGAAGTAATGGCTGATGCCATCATTGACAATGCTAAGGCGTTGGTGTAAAGTAGTACTTAGAAATCAAGCAGTATCTCTGCCGTATAATACGACAGACTTAATCAGAGAGGTAAGGCAATGAGCGAAATTGAAGCAGTCGAAGTTCAGTGTGCGGTATGTTCAACTGACACTAACCCAGACGATTTAGTTACCACCGCTTACGACCAACAAGTATGTAATGACTGCGTTAGCATCTGCGATAGATGCGACAGCATTGAGACAGTTAATGACAGCATGTACACAGTGGACGGCAACGAGACATGGTGCGAAGGTTGCACTGAGAACCGCGCTTATTACTGCGATTCATGCAACGAGTACAATAGTAACGGCACCTCACACGTAGAGGATAGACGTCTGGATTACTGCGAGGATTGCATCCAAGATTGCTATTACTGCGAGGATTGTGATGTATGGAACGCAGACGGATGCGATAGTTGCTCAGAGGATAGCGATGGCAACGGCAACCGCATCATTCATGACTACAGTTACCGACCTGACCCTATCTTCCACAGCACCGATAAGGACGAACGCTTGTTCTTTGGTATTGAGATAGAGGTAGAGGCATCAGATAGCAAGTCAGACTCCGCTATGCACGCTTATCAGTTAGAGGGTGCAGACTTAGCCTATCTAAAGAATGACGGGTCACTTGACCATGGCTTCGAGATAGTCACGCATCCAATGTCTCATGACTTCTATAAGAATGAGGCTAGCCAACTATGGGAAGTACTAGAGGATTTACGTAGTAAGTCTGGCTTACGTGTTAAGTCATGGGATACTCGTACCTGTGGACTACACATCCACATCTCACGCACTGGGTTTACTGGTGGTGCTCACATGCACCGCTTCCTTAACCTTGTTTATTCTAATGCTGACATGTACTCTACCCTTGCGGGTCGTTCATCCGACCAATGGGCTAAGTTCACTGACATCTTTACACGTGAGTATGAGCGTGACAGTAATGGTGACCGCGTACCTGATGACATTTCTGGTTACAAGATTGTCTCTAAGCGTACCTTCAAGCATAAGTTAGATAACAACCGCAGTAGTGACCGCTACTCAGCGGTTAATACCCAGAACCCACATACCCTAGAGATGCGTATCTTTAGAGGCACAGTTAATGGTGACACTATCAAGGCACAACTAGACTTAGCGCACGCCAGCGTTGAGTACACCCGCACCCTTAGCGTGCATGACATTCGTAATGGTGCTTTATCTGCTGACCAATTCATGTGGTACATCATACAGAATGTCGAACTATACCCAGAACTTAATGCACGTATGGCAAAAGTATTTATCCCAACCCTTAGTGCCGTATAATACGGCAGAATAGAGATAATCAAATGTGTTTATTAGTCGTAGCATCACCTAACTCAACG